TAAAGGATAAATAAAGATGAATATATGCACATTTGTTTTCTTAATTGGCAAATCGTTTCCAGGGTGAAATTAAGAAATATAAAAATTAAGCCGTTTGAAAATAAAACAGCATAACTGGAAATTCGCCAAATTTTACCAGCTATGCCAAAGAAAAAATTACAAGAAGAAGTCGAACCAACACAAGAGCCTACACCAATTGAAGAGGAAGCAAACAAGATTGAAAAGCGAGATTGGAAATCGTTGATTGATCAGGTTGAAGCAGAATATCAGCTGGCGTGGTGGTTTATGAAGCCCAAACTTGACGAATGGGCTGTCAGATTAAAACTTTATAACAACCAAAAACGCGACAAGGAAACAATCGGCGATCCTTTGCTTTTTACTATCCACCAAACCGTGCTGGCTTCGCTTTATAGCGACCGGCTGGGGGTGGATTTTTTAGGCAGAGAAGCTGGCGATGAGGAAACAGCAGAAAACTTGAACGCAATGGCGGAATACGATTACGACGAAATGGAAAAAGATGTGATTGATTACGAGTGGGATTGGGACGCTTCATTTTTCGGACGCGGATTACTGCTTAACTTTGAGTTTGACCGCAAGCTAAAATGTCCAGCACCGGAAGTAATTGATCCTATGACTTGGCTTCGTGATCCGCGAGCAATATCGGTAAATGGCGACCGCAAAGGCAGGGGAGCAATGAAATTCGGCGGCAGGGAAATCCAGTTAAGCAAATTGGATTTAGAAAATGCCGGCATATATTTTAATTACCAAGACATTAAACCTGATACATCAAACGATATTCGTTCGTTGATTGACGCTAACGCGCAGGCAAGGCGTGATGCGCAGGGTTTGGGCGATTGCTCAAAGTTTGACAAATTAACAGGCGACAACGCCACTTACAGGGTTTTGGAGTGGTTCACTCATTGGAAGGGTAAAAAAATTATTGTTGCGTTGGCTAACAACAGAAAGAAGGTAATCCGTTATACAGAGATTGGAAAAGATTTATTTCCAATCATAGACAGACAGATTTATCCTATTTCGCACGATTGGGACGGCGTGTCTATCCCTGATTTAGTTGAAGATAAACAAAGAGCAAGGTCAATTGTTCAAAATTTGGGGTTAGCTGGCATTAAACTGGGTCTTCACCCGACATATCTTTACAACACAAACCTCATTAAAAATAGAGGCAATCTTAATGTAGATTTTAATAAGCATATTCCGGTTGATGGAAATCCAGCAAGCGCCATTGTGCCGGTTGAAAGGCAAACCGTAAAGCAGGAAGTCCAGTGGATTTTGGAATTATTAGACACTGCCGCGCAACGGGCAACCGCCACGCCGGATATTCAGCAGGGCGTCCAGTCAGAGGAAAAAAGGACAGCGACAGAAACAAATTTGATTTCAGCCAAAGTGGACACAAGATACTCATTATCAGCCAAGATATTCGGCTGGTCCGAAAAAAGGTTTTGGAAATCTTGGTATTCTCTCTATAAAGAGCATTTGAAAAAGATATTGATGAGAAAATTGTCAGGATTGTCGGCGCAATGGGTTCAAAATGGCGAGCGCTTACTCGTGAGAATATAATTGCCAACACTGACCCAGATGTAAAGATTGAAAGCAAGGTAATTTCAGAGGCGAAAAAATAAACGACTTGCAGAAATACAGATTATTTATCAAGGACGTTATTGCCACTGACCCGCAAAACAGCAATGTCAGGTTTGCTTTGAGAAAAATAGGGCGCTTATCCGGCTTTACCAAAGAGGAAGTGGAACAGGTTTTGCCGCCGAATGTTGATGAAATGAAAGCTGAAAGCGAGAATGATTTACTGGATAAAGACACTCTAACGCCGGTTGAAGTTGCAGACGATGATTTTGTGCATATGGAAGTCCACAATAAGGCGGCTGACACGTCGGCAAAGTTTGCTCATATTGAAGCTCATAAAAGGGCAATGATGTTAAAGAGAGTAAAGCCTGAATTTGATTTGGCAAAACAGCGTCCAGAAAATCCGACACAAGTCGCACCAATAAAATCACCGGGCGTCAGTTTTATGCCTGCTGGCGGCGCGGCAATACCAGTAGGAGGCAAGCCAATACCAGTTGGAGAATAAATTTATGGCAAATAAAAAACAACAAAAATTGAAGGAACAAAAGTAATGAAAGTAATGACGGTAGAAGTGCCACAACCGCAATTGCAAACAGAAACGCAGTCGGTTATTGCCGCTTTGAAGTCAATGTCAGCGACAGAGGGCTGGGCGATAATGGTTAAAATCCTAAATGACAATATAAAATATCTTGAAACTGCCATTTTGGACAAGATTGACCCGGAGACTAAACATCCATTGACAGAAGAGGAAATTGAGATTTGCAGGATTAAGAGATTATTAAACATTGAATTAAGAGATACGCCGCAAAATTACAGCAATGTGGTAAAAGAAATCGGCGAAATTCCGATTGAATATGACCCATATTTTAAGACAAAAGACGAGATTGACCGGGCAAGATTAGCGCCGTCAGCAGATGACAAAGGGAAGTAGGGAAGCACTTTAACAATTTAATAATAAATATCCTTGTAGTGAACATTTGCGCAGCGCAAATTGCGAGGTTCACTGAAACCGATTATCTGTGAGGGACTTTGGCGAATTTCCTACTTACAGACCATTAACCTTAAACTGGCTTTGGCTCGTTGTTGGTTGTATGGCGCAAGTAGTCGGTTTCATTGAGCTTCGCAACAAGCTCTGCCGCGCGATTTAGTCAGTCGCGCGAGGCACGCGCAAGCGTGATCCGCCATATTTGGTTTTCGGCATTGCCAAAAAAGGCGTGTAATCAAAAAATTATGCCTGATGATCAAAAATAGATCAGTCCGCCAACACTGCCGATCAGGAAACTGATAACGGTGAAGGCGAGAAAAACCAGCAAACTGATGCTGGCGAGGGTCAGGGGACTGACACCGAGAAAATATCAGTGGCAACCGATACCGGAAATGATGACGCCGGTGGCGGCCAAGATAAGGGGGAAGGCGATAATAAAGAAACCTCAAAAGGCCAGGATAAAAACGCCAAAGTCCCTCCAAAAGATACTCAACAAGGAAGCGACGACGGAGCTGAACCAGAAATACGCAAACGACTCTCTCCGCAAGATTTCATTATTCAGCGTCAACAACGCAAATTGTCAAGGCAGGCAAAAGCCGAATGGGAAGAATATAATGCAAGCGAAGACGATGAAATTGCGCCAGATGACGAAGCTCTAATTAAAAGAGTTGTCGCGCCAATGCTTCAACCAGTCCTTGAAAAGACATTGCGGGCAGAGGACGAGCAGGAAATCAAAGAGTTTTTGACACTCAATCCAGATTTCAAGCCGTTTGAAGCCAAAGCCAGACGCTTTATGCAACACCCTTCAAGAAGGCAGTTGCCGATTAAATCTATCTTTACGAGGTAGCCGGCGACCAACTTCTTAAAATCGGCGCTGACCGCAAGGCAAAAGCCGATGAGAAGGCAAAGCAAACTCAAACTGGAGGCGGCTCTAATAGAGCTGGCGAAGGCGAGGGAAGAAGCGACTGGGAGTTGTCAAAAGAGGAGTTTGAAGCAAAAAAGAGAGAATAAGGCAGTCCGGCCGTCTATAAGGTCGTTTAGCCAAATCTCTCACTTTAATAGGTCAATAATAATTAACTTAAATAATTTTTACTACAATGCCGAATACTACACGGACACAAATCCCGGCAGAAGTGAATAACTTTTATGACAGAACCCTGCTTGAAAGGGTGATGCCATTGTTAACTCACTTACGCTGGGCGCAGATAAGGGACATACCGAAAAATAGTGGCACAAAAACCATTAAATTTCGTAGATATGGCAACTTAACTGCTGCTACTACCCCATTGCAGGAAGGTATAACTCCTGCTGGCAGTCAGCTTTCAGTAACCGACATCACCGCGACTGTCGCGCAATATGGTGATTACATCACGGTAACGGACGTTCTAACTTGGGAAAGTGAGGACGCGGTTTTAATGGAAGCGGCTGAAATACTTGGCGATCAAGCAGCCGATACATTGGACCAACTTTGCCGCGACATCTTAAACGCTGGCACAGGCGCAATTTATTCAGGAAGCGGTAATACTGCAACAGCAGACGTTGCCGCCGGTGATGTAATTTCTCTTGCCAACCTTGACAGTGCTTTGGCCACCTTAAAAGCCAACAATGCCAAAAAGATTACAAGGCAAATCAATCCTTCAACTGGATACAACACCAGCCCAGTTAGAGCTGCTTATGTTTCTATTGTTCACCCAGTTATCGGGGTGAAAATTAAAACACTTGCGACTGCGGCTAATACTTGGACGCCAGTTGAAAAATACGCCAGTGGCGCGGACGTAATGGAAGGCGAAATTGGGACTTACAACGAAATTCGTTTTGTTGAAACCAACAACGCTAAAATTAAGACCGGCGCTGGCACAGCTGGAATTGACGTATATTGCACATTGGTTTTTGGGGCAAATGCTTATGGTATTACCCGAATTTCCGGTGAAGCTTTGAAAATATCGTCAAGCCAATCGGTTCAGCAGGTTCAGCCGATCCGTTAGACCAGCGAGCTACTTCTGGTTGGAAAGCAACTTTTGTTGCTAAAATTCTAAACGAGAACTTTATCCAACGTATAGAATCAGCCGCTGTCTAACGACAAACCGCCTTTGGAAAGTCGCACGCCAAAGTCCTTAATAATCAGGAAATAAATTCTATGAGTGAAAAAAAAGTTAATCCTCTCTTAAATGACGATTCGGGCGAAAGTCCTGAACCCGCCACTAACGAGATGGAAAAAGACCAACCAGCGAAAGCGGAAGCCAAAAGTTCGGCAACCAAAAAAGAAGCCAGCTTGAAAGCCGAAGCAATCGCCAAGTTTCCAAAGGATATTGTGGCTCAAACCAAATATATCCTTGACAATTCTGAACACGTTAACTTTATCGTTCCAAAGATTGAGGGTGAAATCGGCATTGAGCAAGTGCAGATTAACGGCTACAAGATAGAGATAGAGCGAAATGTAATGGTTTCAATACCAATACAGGTCGCAAAACTTCTTGCCGAAAAATACCGGATAGCTTTGGAAGCAGGTAGAGAGTATAGAATTGACAGCCGGCCTGACAAGGCCGAGCCATTGGGCTAATAGTCGTAATGCTCAATAAAATTAAGTAATTTAATCAACTCCTATGCTAAAAAATTATAATGTTAATGGGTGTCTTAAAGCGCCGGGATTGACCATTGGATCAGGTGGAAAAACAACTTTTGCCTACGCAAACACCTTTCGGGTGATTGCCAATGGCTACATTTCTGACGACGTAACGGCAGCCGACGCACCGGCCTTGACTACTGCAAAGGATAAGAATGGCGATACTCCGGGCAATTTGGCGATTGATTACGAGCGCGCATATACTTTGCTGGCTTCGGTCAACAAAGATACTGGCGCTGCAACATTCTCGTTGGCTGCGAGTGATGACTTCGCAGAAAATCACGTTTGGAAGATTGATGATATTAACTGGGGCAATTCCGCAAACAACGACAGCCACAAAGTTGTTGTTGGATTTTGTATTATATCCAACACAACCAATGCCTTTGTTCCCGGAACAACCGCTCTTGACGCCGCAGGCGTGACAGTCCGCTACTACGACAATATCGTAGCGTTGTTCAGCTAATAGCATTGGATAAGAAATAATATCAACTACAATGTCTAAAACTATTACAACTTCACCGGGCGGATTATCGGATGAAGGCGTTCGTTCCGCTCTTGGCGAACTACAAAGAAACGCAGTTGATATGGTGTTGAATACAGCAGGATTGACTATTGGAACGGCATCAAAAGCAAAGGTTAAGATAGCCAATACCATATACGCAATCATTGACGGCGCTTTGGTAGAAAAGACAACAGCAGAGATTGTTTTGTCCGGAACTGTTACCAATGCCAAATTTAATGTGTATGTGTTGACAATGATTGCTGATGGCACTGTTACCGCTACAATGGGGACAGAAGGTGCTACCATAGGCGCAGTTGTTTTCCCGGCCGTTCCAGCTGATAGTGTTGTTATCGGTTTCGTTATCATCAATCCTACCGGCACAGGAAACTTTGTCGGTGGGACTACTGAACTTGACGATGCAACTGTTGCTCCCAATGCGGTATATGTAAATACTCCGTTCCCATTCAACATCAATGCGATTGCGTTATAGTTTCTGGAAATCGTTTAAGGAAATCGCCAAATAAG